AGAAGTTAATAAATTAAATAACAAATTAACTTGAATTAAATGCCTGTCAAATACTAAATTCATTACAGTTGTGTATAGCAATCAAGAAAAACAATACACATGCGTCTACATTTTATTATATTGTGGACATAGTTGCCGTTGAGCATAATACACCGGAGAGTGTGGCAGTGGATACAACAGAAAAACCGATCGAGGAAATAGCCGGAGAAAAGCCGGTTCATAAAGGCAGTGAAAATTTGCGACCTCCATGGTCGAAAGACAATCCCCCTCCCGTAAGCGGTGGCCCAAAGGGACCCCACCTGACAACGATCCTGAAATCAATGATGGGTTGCCGGTCATCTAAAGAAGCTGAAGAAAAAATCCGCTCTGAATACCCAGAACTCAGCGAAAAAAAAATTACCAGAGCACACGTCTACATGTCAAAACTCGACATTGCGGCCTCTGAAGGCGCAGAATGGGCGCTGAAAATGGTTCTGGACCGCACTGAGGGCAGAGCACAAGAGCGGGTTGAACTCTCTGGCGGTCTGAAAAACGAGATCGAAATAGACCCGTCAAAACTATCTCCCGAAGAAATTGCCGTACTCTGCAAAATAGCAGACAGCGCAAAGACCGATGCCGACACCGCAGCAGATTGACCGCGCGCTCTCCCGGGTGATGCTGTCGCGCTTTGTCGGCTATACCTTCCCGGCATATCAAAAAAAATGGTTTCACTCGTTGTTGTGTTCGAAGTTGGACGCGCTCTATAATGGCACAATAAAAAGGCTGATGATATTTGTCCCGCCTCAGCACGGAAAGACAGAGCTTGTATCGCGGCGTTTCCCAGCTTACGCCCTTGGCCGCAATCCGGCGCTACGCATCGCGGTATGCACGTACTCTGCTGATCTGGCAAGCAGGATCAACCGGCAGGTGCAGCGCATCATTGACGACAGCGCATACTCAATGCTTTTCCCCGGCACTCGGCTCGGTCGCACCGGATCGCGTGAAGGTGTTCGGACGCAAGATGAGCTCGAAATAGTAGGAACCGGCGGCAGCCTAAAAAGCGTCGGTGTCGGTGGCCCGTTGACCGGCAACCCCGTCGACATCGGAATTATTGACGACCCCGTTAAGGACCATGCAGAATCCCACAGCGCCAGCGACCGCAATCGAAAATGGGAATGGTACAACGAGGTTTTTCTGACGCGGCAACACAACGATAGCCGAACACTGTTGACTATGACCAGATGGCACGAGGACGACCTTGCGGGCCGCATACTTCGCGCAAACCCTGGGGCATGTGAAACCATCACTCTTCCATACATCTGCGAGCCTGACCACCCAGCCTATGATATACGGGCAGTCGGTGAGGCGCTGTGGCCCGAGAAGCACAGTATTGAAAAGGCTATGGAACAAAAGGCTAATTCAGAAAGCACTTTCGCCAGCCTCCTGCAGCAGCGACCGGCACCGCTCGATGGGGGGGTGTTCAAGCGCTCTTCGTTCAAATTGTATACCGAGATCCCGCGTTGTTTTGATCGCGTCATTCTGTCGTGGGATTGTGCATTCACCGATACTAAAACCGCTGATTATGTCGTCGGGTTGGTAATCGGGAAGGCTGGCCCGAACGCCTATGTTCTCGACATGGCGCGGGGGAAATGGGACTTCCCTGAGACGGTCAAGCGGATCCGTGCGCAAGCGGCAGACCACCCGCTGGCGCTGGAAAAGCTGATCGAAGAGAAGGCGAACGGTGCAGCGGTCATTTCCACACTGAAAAGAGAGTTGCCTGGAATCATACCGATAGTTCCAACCGAATCAAAATATTCACGTGCTCAGGCTGTCGCCAATCTGGTAGAGGCTGGGAATGTCTATCTTCCGGCGCGCGCTACGTGGTTGAATGAGGCGTTGTTCGAACTGGCAGCATTCCCCAACGGCAGCAATGACGACATTGTTGACGCTCTCATACAGGCCTTGAACCGCCTGTATGTCTCAAAGAATAGCTACGGTCTCAGGATAGCAATTTAGGGTGGAGTTCTATTTCTTTGATGCTAAATGAGTCTTCAGAGTAGTGTTCGTGCCCAACATATTTTAGTGTCGGGTGGTGCCTTGCTTGTTTTGTTTCGTATTCAAGCTTTTCAAATTCTTCGCACTGCTTTTCAAATTTCTCAGCATCTTCTTTTTTCTCGAAAGCAGCGACGATAGAATAATTTTCGTAACCACGCGCCATAACGATGTAGATTTTCATCTTATTTCCTCAGTTAATTTTTTCAGATCTTTCATTGTCAATATCTTTTCGCCGTTATCAACTGACTTTACGCATTCCCCCATTCTGATTTTCAAATTTCCAATATCGGTGTTTATCTTTACTTGGTTTTCGGCAGCTTCGAAAAATTGTTTTTTCAATCCAGACACAAGCTCTTTTCTTTCGTTCGCTAAATCGCTTGTGCAGGGAATCCCGCCAATTTTAAATTTTCGCTGTATCTTTTCTGCCTCGTGCATTGATTTCATCATCCCGACAATTAGAGCTGTTTGCGCTGCAAAAATAACGCCAGCCTTTCGGTATGCTTTCCGCGCAGACAGAATTTTCCGCGCTCTTTTTTTAGATCCCATTATTTGCCTCGGTTGTTTCTGTGTCTATTTTGTCTTTGTAGTAATGCGTCGAACGATACCAGTCCCATAGCGACGCTCTAATCTGTCCGGCAAGTGTTCTCTCTTCTTCTTTTGCGATCGTTTCGAAAATTTGTTTTACTTCGCTGTCAATTCGTAGGTTTATCACTTCAATTTTCTGTTTCATTGTTTCGTTGTCCTATTCAGTTCGATTTCTATAACCTCGACAAATTCGCACACTTCTTCAACCTCTTTGTATGGGCAGCGCGTCGGAAATAGGCGCGATTGGCCGGCCATTATTAACCGGCATGTTACATTGACATCGCTGCACGAATCGCATAAAAATGTTCTCACGTTTGGTTGTCCCCGCTTGATAATCAATACTCTCTTTTAACCCAATCCTCAAAGTCAAATATGTTCAGTATTCGGTCACTCGTCATTTCTGCTGCCGCTGGCCCTTTCTCCGAAGACACGCTGCTTAATCGCTGCATGTTGAATTGGTGTAGCGCTTCCGAAATGATGCTCTTGTTGTGCTTCTTCAGCGTGTTATGGTCGAAGTTACGGCATATCTGAACGATCCTGTCCTTGAGAAGTTCTTGCAGATCATGGTTGCAGTAATCATCGTAATGGCTTCCGAGTATCGGTGTGCGTGTTCGCATAATTATTGTGAGTTCTGCCTGGATTTCTGTTTGATTTCCAAGAACGCTCAATTTTTTTATTCGTATATCACTTCTGTCCATCGGTATACCTCGGTTTGTGTTGTTGGTGGTATTTAAAATGCAACAATTTCCAACAAAATACAACAACTATTTCATTTAATTTCTATTTAAAATGTATTTAATTTCTTAAGTTTCTCGAAATTATCAATTTCAATACACATTTGTATAAAAACTATTGACAATTTAAAGGCAATAGTGTATTATATCTATAGTTTCGATACAACTTTATCGAAAGACGATATGGCCGAAAATCAGACATACGGGGTGATGCCGAGCGGGGAACGTCAAAATATCCCCGACCGCTACCGCATACAGTCCGATCAGGCCCATATCAAAGTTCGTGACCTCAACGCCTATGATTTTTGCCAGCACACCTATGACGGATCCCACGGATACCGCGACGGATCGTATTTGATACCTCACCCGCGTGAGCAGTTTTATGAGACACGCAGGGAATCCTCATACTATGTCAACGCCTATGCGCCAATCATCAACGCGATGGTGCTGCCTGTTTTTAATACCGAGATCCAGCGGTCAACCGAAAACGAAATGTACTCCGGATTTATCGAGAATTGCGACAACGCCGGGACGCCGCTTTCTGACATCATGGAAACAGCTATTACTCATGCGCGGATGTACGGGTTGACGTTTTTGGTAATGGACAACGTAACCGCGCCACCCGAAATTGTTCAAGAGGCGATCAGCGCAAGGGCGTATCCGTACATTTACGAGCGGCAACCGCAATCCGTGGAGTGCACTGAGGTCGATAAATACGGCTCGTTGAAGTCAATCACTTTTTTTGAGCGGTGCGAGAAGATCGGAAAAGAAGAGCGTCGGCTGTTCCGCTGCTGGGATAAGGTCGGCTGGGAATTGTACTATAATGTCGTTTCCGAAGATACCACCAAGCGCGTCGTTGTCGAAGATGGCGTTCATGGCCTCGGGGTCATTCCAGTCATTCCGATAACTGGTTTTTGCAAGTCTGCGAGTCTGGCAGAGTTCCCGAACCCACCGACATACGACCTGGCGATGTTGACGTTTGCGCTTTTCAACAAGGAATCGCAAGTTGTCACTCTTGAGCAGTTCCAGGCATTTTCGCTGCTTGTCACCTCCGATTACGACATCAACTCGCTGACGGTTGGCCCGACAACTTTTTTAAACTGTGGCGTTAATGCAAAGTTTGCGCCACAGTACATCAGCCCGAACACCGACAACGTGCGGGTGCTGGTAGAGGATTGCGAACGCCTGAAAGAAGAGATTTATAAACAGGCAGGACAAAAGGGAGTTATCGGTGTAAAGTCTCAAGAGTCTGGCGTTTCAAAAGAATGGGACTTTCGCGCAGAAGAGGCTGTCCTGAAAAAAACAGCTCTCGTTGCAGCCGACACAGAAGATGAAATTGAAAACCTATTTGGTCTTTACATAAAGCAAGATATTGAAGTTGAAGTAAAGTATCCCGACAAATTCGCGCCGAACTTCCTTGCGCAGCGCATTGATAACGGACTCAAAATACTGCGGGAGATGCCGCCAGAACAGGTAGCATCTGAGATATGGCAAGAGATAGTCAAAGCGTTCTGGGATGGCGACAAAGATCGCGCCGAATTGATTTCAGAGGCAATTGCAATCGTTCCCGAAGATGGCGCAGACAATCCGGATACAACCGACACCGAAGAGACCGATGAAGGGCAACCGTCAGAACAAAAGGCGGTGAACGATGCCGCGTAATCCTATCGACAAAAATGTTGCCATTGTTTCAAACGCTCTGAAAAATATCTCCCCTCAGATGGTTGCCGAAATTGTCGATGGTATCGGGTCGTCAAATGATCCGGCTGTCGTTGCGCGTGTCGTCGCTGCTGTTTATAAAAAATATCAAGTCAAGCAGGTGCTGACCGACGCGATGCTAAAAGGGTTGACCGGTTCGCTCGCTGCCGGGGCGCGGTTGAAGATATCCGACATTCCAGTCAAGTCTGTCAAAGTCTGGTATCTCGAAAAAGCATACATGGCCGATGGAAAAAAGTTCAAGCCGTCGATCAATGACCTATCCCGCACCACAGAGATTGTCGGAACTGTTCGCCGCGGGATGCAGGCGGGTAACTCATGGCGCAAAATCGCACAAGACATGCGAGATAAAAACATTCAGGTCGGAGACGTTGCAAAAGACGTTCAGGGGCTCATTGATGCCGCAAGAAAGTCCTATGCGCTGACCGGTGACGTAAAGGGATACGGATCATATAAACGCGAAATAGAGGCCGTTAAGAAGCGCATAGCAAAGCTTGTTGATCCGAACACGTCGAAGCTTAAAGCGGCCTATTCTGAATTTGTGAAACTTACGGATGGTGCGTCGGCGGAGGCGGTAGAACGTGCGGCAAAATACGCAATCTATCACAAACAAAAATACAACGCCGAGCGCATCGCCCGTACCGAAATGGCAAGAGCATACGGACAGGCAGCGCATACCGAGATGCACTATGATGATGGCGTTATCGGATGGCAGGCGGTACTGTCGTCTAATCATTCTGTCACGGATATTTGTGATTTTCACACCTCGGTTGATCTTTACGGAATGGGATCCGGAGTGTACCCGAAAGGCCATGGGCCGGAGTTACCATTCCATTGTCAGTGCAAATGTTTGATCGACCCTGTCTATTCCGGGGAAACAGACGCGAAGAAGCCGAAAGACTATTCTGCGACCGGAGGCGAAAAGTTTCTGAAGAGCGCAACAGAGAAAGAGCGTCGCGCCCTGCTTGGCGTTGAAGGCGCGGAAGAGTTCGACAAGAAACCGAAAACATGGGCAAGCAATCTTAAAAACTGGAACGGCAACACACCACAACCGGCAACGATACCGAAAGAGGTCTTGTATGGTGGATGATCAAGATATTTCCGACATTCTCGGCGGTATCTCTACCGAAGATTCTGATTTAAAAGCACTCAAAAAACACGTTGAGGAACTTGGTTTCCGTTTTGATTCTGTTCAAATTTTTGCGACAAGACATGAGCCAGATTCTGGCGGCACCGTGAATTGTAATTTCGGTTCAGGAAATTGGTATGCCCGATATGGACACGTCCAGATGTGGGTAAAATATCAACAGGCATGCGAAGCAAACAATCTCTCGAAAGGGGTTTGATATGGCATTAAGGTATCAAGGAACAATTTGGGGAAGCACGAACACGGACATCTCAACAGATGTCGTCGTCGGTGACTTCTCAAGCTCAACAGCAAAGACCGGTTTGCCGGTAAACGCAAGCCGAACGAAGGTTCTTGACGTTTGCGCCGATGATGGCGGCGACGTTCTGGCTGTTGGGTCGGCGGTTCGTGCGGTTCGGCAGCGGTTGCTTTTGACAGCGACGCATACCGGCAACGTTTCGGCGTTTGGTGGTCAGAGGCAGGTTAAAATCACCGGCGACGTTTCAGGCGTGACCGGGAACATTGCTGGCGGGTGGGATCTCCTGGAAGGCTCTGCGGCTGCCTCTGTCGGCGTTGCCGCTGCCGCGACATATTCCATGGTCGATTTTCCTGCCGGTTCGGTAATTGCTGCGAGTGGCATTCTCGCAGGGCATCAGATCGGGGCCTATTCGCTGGGTGGAACGCATACCGGGAAAGCGGCGTGTATCAACATGCCCAATCCGGCAAACGGAACATGGGACTATGGCATGATCTTCGGCGACACAACCGGGGCAACTGCTGCAAACACTCACACTATCGACTCTCATGCGCTGGCCTTCATTATCAAGGTTCGCGTCGGAGATGTTGATGGCTTTATCCCTGTTCTTGCGGCGGTCCCGGCATGATAACGATTCAACACCTAACACACAGACGCGATGAACTCGAAACCAGGAGAGAAAAGGCGCAGACTAATTTTCTCCTTTTGTCGGGTGCAATCGATGAGATAAACGGCCAGATAGACTGGCTGTCGAAGATAGAAAACGAAAAGAATGCGGCGCAGACCGCGACATCCGGCGACGTTGTTTACCTCGATGAAGGTGACTTCAAAGCCAAAACAATTACAACTCCGTAGAGAGGATTACCATGGAACTCAGTGAAATTTTGAGCGAGATCGGTGAAGAGAAAGCTGCCGTTGTGAATGCTGCGATTGAAGCAGAAAAGAATCGCGGAATCGAAGCGGCAAGGAAAAAAGGTCAGGATGTTAACAAGTTCATGAGCGAAACAAACAAGCACAAAGACCGCTTTCGTGCAATCGGCCTTGATCCTGACGGCGATCTGGACGCTCAATTGGTTACGATAAAAGAGCGCCTTGAAAAAGCGACAAATTCAAAGGGCGAAGATGATCCTGCTGTCAAAAAGCTGGAACGTCAACTCGCTGCGATTGTCGCAAAACTTGAGGCGACGGAAAAGGAGAAAGCGGAGGCAACACAAAAATACACGAAAACACGTTTGTCAGAATCGCTTCGAAAGGCGTTCGGCGACCAGATAAACGGTGTCGGCCTTGCCGTTGATAACCTTATCTATGGCGGGAAGGTTAAGCTTTCTGAAAACGATGAGGTCGTATTCGTCAATGGCTCAGACGAACTGACAATCGAAGAGGGTGTTGCCGCCTTCAAAAAGCAATATCCGGAACTCGTTAAGAACACACAGAATCCGGGAGGCGGATCGGCACCGCAGGGAAAGCCGAACAGTAAATCTATCACCATTTCGCAATACGAAGCAATGAGCGTGAAAGACCGTGCGACGTTCTTTGCGGGTGGCGGTGAAATCAGGTAACAATTTTCGAAAGGTTTTGAATCATGGCTACGAACAATGTTTTGACCGCTCTTGCTCCTGTGCTTTACAAAGCAGCGCAGATCGTCCCCCGCGAACTGACCGGTATGGCCGCGTCGGTCGACACCACTTTTGACGCCAAAGAAGTGGCGCAGGGCGATGTCGTGAAAGTTCCCGTTATCAGCGCCGGGGCGGCTGGTGACTATACCCCCGCGATGACCACAACTGTCGGCAGCGGGACGACCCCGACGACCGTATCGGTGACGATGGGGTATTCCCGCGAATACACGTTCAATCTCCAGAGTGAGGAAGAGCGCAGCCTGCAAAACGGCGGAGACAACGCCAAGGAGTATCTGCGGCAAAACACCGAGCAGGGTATCCGCGTCCTGATCAACGAGATCGACGCGCTGCTTGCGGTCAAGGCGAAAGAGGGTGCATCGAGAGCCTGTGGAACAGCCGCGGTGACTCCGTTTGCGACAACCATCGACACAATCGTTGACGCAAAAACGATTCTCAATGTCAACGGCACCCCGATGACTGATCGGTTTATCGTGCTGAACAGTGCCGCCTCTGCAAACCTGAGCAAGCTGGTGACGATCAACAATCAGCCGGCAGGTTCTCCCGCAGAAGAGATTCTGCGCGGTGGCACCCTTGTCAACCTGCACGGGTTCAACATTCGTGAATCCGGCAACATTGCCGCGCATGCCGTTGGCACTCTTCCGTCCGGCACTCTCATGACCGCAACCGAGCCTGTCGGCGAAACATCAATCGCTTTCGGCACCGATACCAATGGCCCCTGGTTGGCCGGTGATGTCGTTACCCTTGGAAGCGGTGGCGGTTCAGGTACTGCCGATACTGCAAAATATGTCATCAGTGCCGCGACGACATCAAGCCCGTTTGTGCTCAACAGCAAGGGCCTGTTGATACAGCATGTCAGTGGCGACACCGTGACAACCTCCGGTGCGTATACCCCGTCTTTCGCGTTCCACAAGTCGGCGCTGAAGCTGGTTGCGCGTCCCCCGATTATCACTCAGTCTCCGTTGATTGAGATGACCATGATCGGTGACCCGCTTACCGGTCTGACGTTCCTGTTCTGCCGCATCGTCGGTGACGGTGTTGTGACGTACCGCCTCAACCTGTGCTACGGTATCGCCGTCGTTCAGGGACGGTACATTGCCACTATTCTCGGGTGATGTGTGTTGGTGTGGGTTGGGGTGTGCGGGTGATACCGCCGCCCCTCTTACGCCGATAGGAGTATCATGCAATTGTCGATGCACGTAGATAGTAAAAAACTTGAGGCTGCTTTAAACAAAGCAGGGAATACTATTTCCCCAGTGTTGCGCCTTGGTATGGTTAAGTCGACAAACATGATACGCAATTATGCGCGAAAGCATCATAAATTTGTATCAAAAAGTAATCGGCTTGAAGGTTCTATCCGAGCAATCGTTCACCCGTCGGGATTGTATGGAGAAATACTGCTTGACGAAGGCGTTGCAAAGTACGGGAAATATCAGCACGACGGAACAAGGCCGCACGAAATACGCGCAAAAGGAAAGCAGGCGCTGCACTTTGTTTCTGGCGGCTCTTCGTGGTTCGTTCCAAAAAAACCGTATATCGGAAACGGGATAAAGAATCCATTCTGGCTGAAGTTGCGCGAACAGGGCGCGAATGTTTCGTTTAAGGGGCATGTCAATCATCCTGGTGTCAAGAAAGATCAGTTTCTTTACAAGGCACTTGAGTTGAAAACACCTCAAGTACAAAAAACACTCGAAGAGGCTGTGCAATCAGCATATGAGAAAGCCGGTCTTTTATAATGGCAACATACATACAGTCGGCCGATATTACTGATTCTGTAATCCGCGCATTCGTGACCGCTGCCGATTCAAGATTAACAACGTGGTATAATCGCGTTGATTATGAGGTAATCAGTATCGCTCAGGAGCGAAACGTTTATTCGACAAGCATTATCACTCCTTTACATTATAAGATTCAAGAGTACGCGATCTGCTATTTCTGTTTTCTTGTATGCCAAGACGTATACGGAACGAACAACGTCGAAACTCCAGAATATGAAAAGTATAAACTAAAATTAGATTGGTATCAAGAAAGGTGCAACTCGTTACGCCCAACAATCACAGCCGAAATGTTTACTTACACCAGCGCATCGCTCTCGGCTCACCAGCGGGTAGGCTCAGGGCAACTATGGAGAGGCTGATATGCCAACCGTTGAAACTAAAAAAATCAACCTTGAAATAACTGAACACGAACGGGAATGCAGAGAAAAAAACGATTTGCGGTATATGACAAAAGTGTTTTTCACTGGAGCGGCAATAACAATTGTGCTTTCGTTCCTTGCAGGTGCAACATACTATCTGACAAACGAATCGGCACAGAACCAGAGAATTTACAAGGTCGAGGTAACAACTTCCGAGTTTTATATCATGACTGAAAAGTATTACAAAGAGACAATTGCAGCGATAAAGGAAAGCAAAAGTGGCACCGATATTAACCAGCATTGAAACAGCCATGAAAACGGCCATCGATGCGATGACCACGACCGGCGGATATAATTATAACTGGAATAATGTGCATCAGCCAGATATCGCGCTTGCCACATTCCCGAACAGCGTAATAATGATTGAGTCCGAAAGATGCGTCGATGAGTCGGATGGTGCGAGTGGGCAGCTTTATACAAACGAAGCTGATTTTATTATTATCGTTCGTGGTCAAATAACTTCGGTTACTGACATCCCGAACTATTCGGTAAACTCAGAGCACAACAAGGCCCTCGATGATTTAAAAAAGCTGTTCGGAACAAATTTTCATATCACGAATACGTGCGACAGGATAATGTATAAAAGCTCAGAACGTGAAATTAAAAATAATGGTGATGTTTTTATTCCCGGCGAACTGTTGACAAAATGGACTGTCTATTACAGACAAGATAGATTGTCGCCAGAGATAACCGGATAACAAAGGGGTATCAATGGGAACGAATTTAATCAGTATAGGGCGGTGGATGGCGATTAAAGCCGAAACGACGCCAGGAACATACGAAACAATTGCCGACGCCGATTTTAATCTGCGGTTGCGCAACATCGAAATTACTCCAAATATTGCCATTGACGATGAGGGCGCAAAGTACGCCAATGGCAACCATGCCGAAGATGAGTCTTTGCATGGTGCTCAATCGGTGACGGTCAAATGCTCTTGCCGCGTCGCTTGGGGTGGCGCCGTTGCCGTTGCGCCGGATTGGTGGAAGCTGGCTAACGCTTGCGGGTGCGGAACGCTGACGATCTACTCCGCTGCCGGAAGGAGCATCGTCGGGCGGCAGGCGTATGATGATGTCACGGCGTCGATCGTTGTGGCTGACAAAGAGATCGGAAGCAGTGGTGGACCGGTTACGACGCTATACAAATGCGCCGGATGTATCGGAGAGATGACCATTCACGCCGACAAGCCGGGAGATCCGTGGATTGCCGATTTCGAATTTCAAGGAAAGCTCGTTGACGTTGTTGACGGCACCGCGCTTGTTCTCACCGCTCCCGCTCCTGAACTTGGCGAAATGTTCCTTTCGAACGTCTGCACGGTTGACGGAGTTGCGCGGAAGATCAGTAAGTTCTCTTTTAAGACCGGCAACACGATTACCCCGATTGTCGACCAGAGCAACGCGACCGGATACAGCCACTTCGTTATTACAAAAAGACAGCCGCGTTTTTCGTGTGACCCTCTGGCAGTCAAACAGGCGACAACCGACTGGCTCAACGACCTGCTGACAGAAAATACTGGGACAATCACTCTCGCAACAGCCGCATCGTCGCCACACCTGACGCTTGTTATTCCCAGAGCGCAACCGCTCACAACTTCACTGGCGAGCCGTGAGGGTCTTGTGGCGTGGGAGAACAATTACAAGTGCCTTAGCAATGGCCCGTCAGCTGGGAGCCTCGTAATTGCCGCACTGACATACGAGGATACCTGGGAGCTGTTGCAAGGGGCAAGATCGTAGGGATAACACACCAACACAATGAGGTTTTCATGGATCATGTAATGGACGAAGAGACAAAAAAGAAAATGCGCGGGTTACTGCCGTATTCCGATAAATCCGTGCTTGCGTTCACGCCCGAAACGTATCAGCAGCTTGATGTTGACGATAAGTACAAACCGGTGTTTTACATGCGTGGATTGACAAGGGGTGAGCACATACTTCTGCTCGACCTTTCTCGCGGCAATAAAGAAAAGGACGAAATAAGCGCGAAGCAGCTTGAGGCGTTACGGTTTGTTATTACAGGCTGGAAAAGTCTTTTCGATGCAGCGTCGGGAACAGAGGTTGAATTTTCAAAAGACCCTGATGGCGGTGTGAATAGCAGTGTTTTCTATGCGCTGCATTATTCTGTTCAGATTGAATTAATTAATCAGATGTACGATATGTCTGGTTTGACAGCTGTCGAAAAAGTGTCTTTAAAGTCTTAGCTGCTGTCCATTCTGGCGCTATCGGGTTTAGTTGCTCGATGTGCCAGGATGACCGGGAGACGCGGGAAGCGCTCGGATGCGATACGCCAGCACAGGCGGCAGTCTGGGGGGATGATGAAGATGAATTTTTTAACTGTCCAATTCGGTGGCTTGGTTCAAATACTTCCTCTTGGTATGACCGATACAGGTACTACCAAGAGTCGGGAAGATGGCCTGAATACGAAACAGTCAATAATAGATTCTGGGAAGCGGTTTTATTTTACAAATCCGAGTGTGTCAGATTCTCTCAAAAATTGACAAAGCAGAATAGGCCGATCAGTAATAATTTAAGGGCGATGAGGCAACCAGATGAACACGATTAAAACGACGCTTCTCCTTGACGACAAACTAAGTCCAGCATATAAAAGTGCGGCGTCAAATGTCGCTGCCAATTCTGCCAAAATAGAGAAGTCTACAAAGAGCGCGACAGAAGGGTTTGCGCAACTTGCAAAGCAGGTGTTGTCAATCGAGATTATGCGCAAAGCGGCAATGGGGCTTGCTGGAACGCTCAAATATGCGGAAGGGTATTCCGAGTTAGCAAAGACGGCAAAGACGGCAAGTGATAACCTTGCAAAAAGTATCGGCACCTCCCTCATGCCGACGATAACAGAATTGACAAAAGGATTTTCAGAACTATCAGAAGAGTGTCAGATAGTCGGGCAGATTATAGGAGGTGCGTTTGCTGCCGTTGTCGCTGGCGTGAAGTCGTCGGCGATTGTAATTTATAAGGCCATTGAGACGGTCGTTGCCTTTCTTGAAATGCCAGTCATGGTTGCGGCGACTATACCAAAAAAACTACTTCCTTCAGGGTGGGCTGATGGTATAGACGAAGCTGCCGCAAACATTGAGCTACTCAGAAAGACTTTTGCCATTGCTGGTGAAGACATGGCCAAAGACGCCGGTGATTCTTGGCAAAAAGCAGGCGACATTTTAACCGGCAAACTAAGAGCGAAATCTACAACGCCTGAGACAAAAAAAGAAGAGGCGAAAAAGACATCTGAGCCGATGGATGCGCAAGTTGCGGCATTTGAGGAAAACAAAAAGGCTGTTTTTGATCTTGAGGCAATGTGGGCGCAAAATACGCTTGATATGAAAAAGGAGAAACAGGACGAATGGGACAAGACGTATCAAAAGAGCATTGAAGACGGAAAGGCACAAGCCAAAAAAGATGCTGAAGACTATAAAGCAAACCAAGAATTGAAGCTCGATGCGTCCCGTACTTTCTTTGGTGGCTTTTCTGCGCTGCTTGCGGTTGCTGGAAAAAAGAGCAAAGAGGCCGCTGTGGCTGCAAAGGCGCTTGCAATCACTCAGGCTATTATCGATACTGCTGTGGCCGCCGTTAAAGCATACCAGAGCCTTGCCGGGATAACGGTTGTCGGTCCTGCTCTTGGTGCGGTTGCTGCTGCCGGAACCATTGCATTCGGTGCGGCTCAGATCGCCACAATCAGCGCCGCGAAGTTTGCGCTCGGCGGCATCGTTCCCGGCAACCAGCGAGTCGGCGACAATGTCAATGCTCGGTTAAATTCGGGAGAAATGGTTCTCAACTTACAGCAGCAGGCGACGCTATTCGACATCGCCAGCGGTCGCGCGCGCGGTGGAAGCAATGTCTCGATAGGCGGCGACACCATCATCATACAGGGCAACGCCAGCCAATCGACCGTTAGGGCCATCCAGCAGACGCGACAGAGGCAATTGATTGATCTACATGACATGTTGTCAGAATTATCGTACAGCGGGAAACTGAGTTTCGCATGATAATGACAACGGAAACAGGCGTAACGGTTCAGTTTAAAGCGGATCCAGATTTTAAGCCGGACACCCGCCTTGCTATCGAGTGGTTTAAAAAGTCTGACGGAAACTATGCGGCCGTCGATCGCGGTGCTGCATCGGATATATATGAGTGCGTTATCAGCACATACGGAACCGAAATCTACATCAATGATATATGCGATAAAATAAACGACAACCGCATTGCAGAAGATAACGTAATTGTTTTAACAGACTTTGCAACCACAGAAAAAATATTCGGCGCAGAGGTTGTATATACGTCAATCAATGCGACTGTTTTGGAAATGAAGCGGCGCAACCAGGGAACATGGAAAGGGTTTGGAGTTGAAATGAGATTACGCGCAATTGCTCCTACTTTTTCCGGTTCGTATGTTGGGCCGGTACTTAAATATTGCGACGTTGGAATAGATGCAGATTCAGACTTGACAATACAAAAATATGATACCAATACAGGAACAATGACGTATATTGATAGTATGTCGGATTCAGGTTTGTTTACTGGTATTTTTACATTATCAGATGCAAATATGATAAAAATGAGACGCTATTTAGCATACGCTCGCACGGCGAACTGGGTGATGACCGATTCGTTCGGCGTTGCATATCCTTTCGGTATAAATTCAGAACACTCATACGATTTTGCAACGAAAATAATCGCATGGAAAGATTTGGGCATGTTCGGGGTTAAATGGTGGAGAATAAAATTGACTTTCGCGGAGGTGGTATGATGTCAAAATTCCTGTCTCTTAATACCAGAGATTACATTAAATCGGTGGTAGTTTCCGCGCTGACGGCTGTCGTCGCTGGTGTTTTGCCTATCGTTCAATCTGGAAAACTGCCAGACGCCGGGGATGTTCGGACGCTGTGTTTCTCGGCCATCTCTGCCGGTCTGGCGTACCTGCTCAAAAACCTGATGACAAATTCTAAAGACGAAATAGGGAAGGCTGAATGATCCCGATAATCTGCATTATTTTCATCGGCCACTCAAA